CCTACATGGAGACGCGGTTCAAGAACGACAAGACAGCACAAGAGCTCGCCGACGAGCACGGCTACACCGCCGCCCCCGTCTGCTACGTCGCCGACAGGAACACCGGCCGCGTCTACGACTCGTGGGCAGGATTCAACATGTTCCGCCTCCGCCAGTGGGTCAACAACTACAAGGCAGGAGAGTGACATGTCCCCCCTCGACGAAGCCATCATCGCGAACGATTCCCTCCCCCAGCACCAGCGGCGCACCAACCAGGCCATTGCCGACGAGTACGGCACCAGCGAGGCCGCCGTCCGCCGTCACAGGAAAGCTCTGAAGCGCCGCTCCGAGCAGCGCCAGCAGGGCACTGACGCCTACTTCGGCATCCCCGCCGAAGCGATCACCGCCCGCGGCAAGACTGTCCGCCTGGCCGACGGCTCCTACGAGAAGATCACCTGGAAGCCCGGCGCGGCCGAACGAGCGGAAGTGAAGCGCCTGGCCTACGACGACATCGCCCCACTGTTCACCGAGAAGCCATCGCCGGCCAACGACCACCCCCGGAAGGGCACGTACGTGGTCGTTATCTCCGACATGCAGATCGGCAAGACGGACGCCCGCGGGGGAACCAAGGAAACAGTCGAAGCGGTCCGGTCCGCGATCGCCCGGATCGCCCTCAACGCCGCCTCCTACGACGAGGTCATCATGGTGGACTGCGGCGACAGCACCGAGAACTTCACGAACACAGTCAGCCAGGCACAGACATGCGACATGGGCCTCGTCGAACAGATCCGCACCGCCCAGGCAACCCTCGCCGACTGCGTCCGGCAGCTCGCCGCGGCCTGCCCGTCAGTCACCTACGTGGCAGTGCCGTCCAACCACTGCCAGGTCCGCGCGGGAATCGGCCGGTCCAACCGGGCGAACATCGCCGCGGACGACTACGGGCTCCTGATCCAGTCGAACATCCAGATGGCCCTGGACGGCCGCCCCGGCTATGAGGGGGTGGGGTTCGCAGCCCCCTCGCCGCGCCTCGAGTCGCTGACCGTGCGCGCACAAGACGGCACGGTCATGGGAGTCACCCACGGCCACGCGGCCGGCAGCAAGAACCGCGTCGCCGACTGGTTCCGCGGGCAAGCGTTCGGCTGCGTGGCAGGCATGCAGAACGCCCGAGTCCTCCTGCACGGCCATTGGCACTCCTTCTCCGTGCAGACGGTCGGAGACAGCCGGCAGATCATCTGCGCCCCAACCATCGACCCCGGCAGCTCCTGGTTCCAGAACGCCAGCGGGGAGTCGTCCAAGCCGGCCCTGCTGACGTTCGAACTGGGGGCGGGAACCTCGTCCGAGTGGCGCCTATGGTCCTGACTTCCGTCACGGCCGCATGCCGATAAACGCCCGACGGGCCGTCACATTCCCAACGCGCGACCCCACGGCATCTCACGGTTCGGCCCTCCCCGCCATCCCGGCGTCCGGGAGGGCCGAACCTTTCCTTGCAATTCCAACCCCCCGACACTCGCGTGACAGATCTAACGGGCGTGCGGGATTGACACCCACCCCCTCACCATAGGAGCATTACCCACGTCCGATCGTTTAACAGACAGAAAGGAAACGGACATGACCGCCAACCCCACCTCCCCCCTGCAGACCGCCCAGCTGGACGCCACCCCCCGCACCGACGCGGCCGGCAACAACCTCACTCGCTGGACGCTCACCATCGGCGACCAGCTGGCCTTCCAGGACGTCGACCAGCAGGGCCTCCCCTACGACGGGTCCCCCAACGGAGACCTCCACGCCGACCTCTGCGACTGGCTGACCGTCATGGGCCGCCTCGACACAGATGCCCTCAACGCCCTCTGACCCTCCCGAACGGGGCGGGGCGCCACGCCCCGCCCCCCCTCCCCGAAAGGACCCGCCATGAACGCAGCCACCATCGCCCGGATCGCAGCCTGGAACGTCATCGCCGACGCCGAGCTCCCCGCCGGCACCAAGGTCACCATCAAGGACGGATGGGTCACCCTCCACCCCCGCGGCGGACAGCCGACCCACACCCCCTACGGCCCCACAGACACCCTCAGCAGCCTCTACAACGCCCTCAAGGAGGCCGCCCAGGCAACCACCAAGGGCGGCAACTGAACGGCCGCCAAACAGCCCCCACAGGACCCTAGAGAGGAAGAACAAAGTGATGTACCCCCACCAGCCGACCAAGCCGACCCCCATCGAGGACGTCTCTGCCGGCTCGCTCATCATCCGAGAAGGAGCCATCTGGAGAGTCGAAGCCAACAACCCGACCCCCGGCCGGCCCGCCTACCGCACCCTCACCCTCCGAGGCGGCCGCGCAGGCACCCAGAAAGGTTCCTACGCCACCGCCCCCGCCGGCTCCATCGTTATCGTCCGCACCGCCTGAAGGGAAGCCAGATGCGCCACGCCGCCCCCACCACCAGCATCGACCGCAAACTCAACCGAGCCGGCCAGCTCATCTTCGCCGGCATCGCCTACGCCATCGCCGGCCTAGCCGCCGGCCTCATCACCCTCGGCTCCGCCCTCACCATCTGGGGCCTCTGGCAGTGGCTGGGGGTGAACTGAATGACCCCCGCCGGAGTCGTCAGCGAAGCCCTCACCATCATCGACGCGTGCGGCCTCGACCGCACCCAACTGAAAGTAGCGACCGACCACCACGGAGCGATCATCCGCCGAGGCCGGCGCCCGTCAGGGACCCGAGTGACTCTCACCCGCCGAGGCGTCACCTGGTACGTGACCGGCGGCGGCGCCCACTGGAAAGGAACCAGTCGGCACGCCGCAGCCACCCAGATCGCCCACATCATCGAGGTCGGCTGGCGGTGACGGCGGCTTAGGCGGCCTCTCCGCAGGCGCCATCATCGCCACCAAACCAACACCCCACCTCAACAAAGCCGCCGCGTACTCCTCCAGCCGGAACGCGCGGATGCGGAGACGGTGCGCCTCCTCCTCAGCGAGGTCGCGCGCCGCCTCAGCTTTTTCACGCCCCTCCTCCAGGAGCTGCACCCTGCGGGTCAATGCCTTCGTGACCGCCTCCAAAGCTTCAACACGCCGATCCGCGGTCCGGTCCGCCCTCGCGAACAACCACCCCACCCACGAGGCAACGCCCGCCAGAGCGGCACCGATCAGCTCCGCCGGGAGCGGAGGAAAGGAAATCTCATGCATAGGCCAAGTGTCCCACCGGGAGCGGTGCGGCGACATTCACGCAAGAGGTGCGTACATCATCGGGCAGATGCGCTTCCCGCCGCCCCCCGACACGACGTTCGTGACAACGGTACTGTTCGGCCACACCTCAACCACAGACCCGTCCGACGTGCCGTCAGTCTTCAACAGCGGATAGCAGACGCGCTGAGGTTTCCGGCCGCCGAGCACCGCCGGCGGGACCGAAGCCAGCCGCTTCTGCCCGACCGCGGGAACCGTCACCGTCCCCCACTCCGACCGAGGCCCCACACAAAGGGCACTCCCCTCCATGGAGGCAATGAACGTGTCGCCGGGGGTGGCGTCCCCCGAGAACGTCGCCCACTGGGGCGGCACCGGCGGCGTGTCACCGCCAGCCGGTGCGGCCACACCAGCGCGCCCCAGCACGGGCAGCGAAGCAACGACTTCATTCCACGCCTTCATAGCCTCAGGGTGAGTGGCGCGCACGTCATACCCGTTGTACTCCCCGACATTCCACAGTCCCAGGCCCGCCAGGCCGGACGCGGCAACGCACGGCACCAACGCCCGGAACTTCGCCGCCCTAGCGGCGTCCGCCGTATTGTCCGAGTTGAAGCCACACTCCTCCATGAGGGCGAGCTTCCCCCCGGACTGGGCAACATCCACGAACTTGGAGATACCGGACCGCAGCTTCTCCGGCTCGTCATACCCGTGGAACGTCAGCGCATCCACCCACGGCACGCCAGCGAGCCGGTCCACCGCGTCGCCGTACGCGCCCCGGTCAGGCCCCTCGGAGTTCAGGTGGTTGAACCCACCAGCAGTGACAGGGCCGTCATAGTCCAACTTCCGGACCGCGATCACCTGCTGCCGGATCGCCCACAGGTACTGGTCGGCCGACCCTGCCCGCTGGACCGGATTGTCGTCACCCCACAGAATGTCAGGCTCCCCCGACAGGGCCACAGCAGCAACCTCAGGGGCGTGCGCATAGTCGTAGTCGGCGCCCGGGAACTGGCGATCGAGGATCTGCGCCATCGGCGCCAACCACGACGGCCACTCCAGGAAATACGGGTTCGTCTTCTCCTTGATGAGGAGGTTCCGGTAGTAGGAGAAATCAACAACGATGCGGAACCCGGCGTCTACGGCGGCCCGCACCTTGTTATCCATTTCGCCGAGCTTATCCCCGCCGTTGGCGGCCGCCTGGGCGGTCGACTCCTCGAAGAGGTTCGTCACCCGCATGTGCGTGCCGCCGAGCGCGACGGCCTGCCGCGCCCACCTGGCTCCATCAGGCGCCCCATATGCGGAAATCTGCACGCTGCCGCGCAGCGCCTCGGTGCGCGCACGACGACTCTCTGACGGCTCCAGTGTGGCCATGACTCCTCCAAGTAGCGACGAACCTGCCCCCCCCCGATTGTTTCACAGGAGGGACAGGTAACAGCCTGGACGTCAGTCTGTGGCGCCGAGCGAGAACACGCGGAAACGCGTGCCCGGGTAGACGCCGCCATCGAAATGCCAGTACGGGTCAGTGCCGTACGAACCGGTCGTCGTGTACGCGGCCGTGTGCGTGCCCGCATCAGCCTCCATCTTCCAGGAAAGATGATGCGTCATGAACGTGCGGTTGTACTGCAGCTCGGTCTGCCACTGGTTGACGTTGTCCAGCAGGAAGCCGAAGTAGTAGGACCCGCTGGCCTTGTTTTTCTCATCCTCCGAGTTGAAGTCGGAGTGCACGATCGACACGCACACGTCCAGGCTGAACTCGAGGAGGCTGCGGACAGGCAGCTGGAACGTGGACTGCCCCCACCGGCGTGTCGTATGGTCCGACGTGGGCCGCCCCCGCCCGTCCGACTTATCCCACTGGTCGACGAGCACCCCCGAGTAGCCCGACACTGGCACGATGTTGTAGTCAGCGCCGGTCCTGGAACCGTTCGCCGAGTACAGGACCCCGCCGATCAGGAACATCGCCGGCGACGCGGACGTCACCACACCAGCCGGCGCCTGAGCGAGACGCGCCCGCGCCTCCTGCATCGACGCGACACGAATGAACGTCCCAACGGAGTCACTGAACCGACCCCACGCACCGAGCAGATCTGAGTACGCGGTCGGAACGACCGCCCCATCCCATCTAGTGTCAGCCATCCTTCGGTCCTTTCAGTTCGAAATGTACATTGCCGACAAGCGCATGTTGTTGATCTCAACCGTGCCGTTCTCGGACCCCATGTCGGGGGTGCGGATCGCGAAATGCCAGTACAGACGGACGTTCGTGCGCAACTGCATCAGGCCGGCGGCCGAGACTTTCACGCCCTTCACGCCCGGCTCCAAGGTGATGGAGTTCCCGACCGCCAGGTCCCAGTTACCCGCCGGGTTCAGCTCCACAAGCAGCGTCGTCCAGAGAGACGAGTAGTGGCTCGACGCGGTCACCTGGATAGTGACCCAGTACAGGCCGCTGTACGACGCCTGCGGGATGTTGTTCTTTCCGATACGGAAGTCTTGGGCATCGTACTCAAACCATTCAGTGTCGTTCTGGAGCTTACCCGGCCACCACTCCCAGTAGTTTCGCTGCAGGATACGCTGCTGGTTCGTCGTCCCAATGAAGTGGGGCGGCATGACCAGCGACTTCAGGGGACGCTGATACTCCAGCCGGTTAGTGCCAGACGCATACATCTGCCCGCCCGCGAAACGGAACCACGAGTTGGTCCCCTTGTCGTCCGGCACCGACTGGCGGAACAGCAGGGAGTTACCCTTCAGACGGATCGACGAAGTGTCGTACACCGTCCGATACCAAAGCTTCAAGTCCTTGAACGACACGTTCGTCGGCGAGTAAAGCGGGAAAATGCGCAGATAGTAGCGCCGCGTGCCCGCGTCCCCTTTCTTCCAGTTCGCGATACTGAGCGTCTGCCATCCATCCAACGTGCGGTTACGAGACAGCTCAACGCCGTCGCGCAGCAGCACGATCTCCATCTCGCTCGTCCCGCCCACGTCACCACACCAGAAATCCAGGGACGGATCAAATACGTCACCGTCCGGGAGGTCCACATACGTCTCCCAGCATGCATTGTACGTAAAGTCCAGGCGCGACGTGTACTTGCCAGTCATCTCACTGTCCGACGCGGACGTGATCGTGCACACCCCGTCGCTGTCGTTGGCGCCGTACCGGTTCGCCCACGCTCGCGTCATAGGGATCGCCTGAGAAACCCAGTCCCCCCCATCCGCATCGACCGACTTGTATGGCAAGCCTTTCTTGTTGAGTGACTCAGCCGACTCGGAGTACGCGTACATGGACGACCCGACTATCTTAGACCCGAAGATATTGTTGCCCTTCAGGTTGCCGACCACCGCGTCGCCAGTGATAGTCGCCTTCCCAGCCGTAAGCATTTCCGTGGTCACCGACCCGAACGCGCTGACCTTCGCCCACAGCTCCTTACTGGCATAGATCGCGTCAGACGTGACACTGCCCGGTGCGAGCATGGTCGCGCCAACCTTCTGACACAGAACGATCGCGGCAACCTCAGCCTTGGTGCCCTTACCGGCGCACACCTGGCAGACGCCACCCGTCACCGAACTGGCCGGAGACCAATCCACGTCCTCCGTATGCCACCCCGCGTCCTTGTACGGAAACGCAGGGAGAGCAGTTCCGCCAGCCTTCAGCTGCAGACCGCCAGCAGACCCCTGCAGGTACCGGTACGTAAGCCGCAAGACCCACACCTTCCCAGCGGGGATCTTGAACTGCTGATTCAGCTGCGCCTCCGAGGCGGTACCCCCGACCAGCCGGCCCCCCGTCGACCTTCCGCCCGGCGCGCCCTCAATGTCCGACACGAACGCGACACTGCCGCCCGCCGGGACGGACGGACTCCACACCCCCGACGGGGAACCAGTGAACCCAGGGTCACGCAACATGTTCTCCGGGTCAACCGTCACGGAGTTCGCAGACAACTTCCCAATGAACGCCTCATCCGAAGCGAGCTGATCAATCACGGCCCGCGGGATCTTCGCCCCGCCAGTCACCAGGAGCTTACTGACCGACAAGCCGCCGATCTTCGCATCCGTGATCGCCGCGTCAGCGATCTGAGCGGACCCGATCGCCGCATTACCGATCTTCGCGGACGTGATCGTCGCATCCTTAATGACAGAGCCATCAACAGGCATGAGCGACCACTTTGCCCCATCCCACGCGTACTGGGACGTAAGGACACCCTGCCCGTTCTGCACGAACCACACGGCGCCTTTCGGCTTCCCCTGCCCGTCCGCCGAGACTGGCACCGACGGCGACACCGTCACCTGGCCGGCCAACGTGGACGCCTTACTCGAGGCAGCATCGGCAGCCTGACGGGCCCCCAACGCGTCAGCGGTAGCCTTCGAAGCAGCATCCTTCGCGGCCACCGCATCCTTCGTAGCCTGGTCCGCCTTCGACTTCGCTGCCGCCAGGTCCGCAGAGTTCGCAGACACAGTAGCCTGAAGCGACTTGTAGGACGCCTGCGCTGCGGCCGCATCTGACGCCGCCTTCTTGGCTGCAGCGTCAGCGGACTCCGCCGTCGACTTCACCGCCGCGGCGGTCGCGTCAGCTTTCTCCGCCAAAGTCTGCGCCTTTGTCGCCTTCTGGGCGGCGTCCGCGACAGACGCCTGCGCTTGCTGGGCAGCCGTCCGCGCTTGCTGGGCGAGCGTTTTCGCGGCATCCGCCGCTTGCTTCGCCTCGGTCGCCGCCGCCAGAGCAGCAGCATTGTCGCCAGACTTCTTCACCGCATCCAAGGCCGCCTGCGCCTTGTCCTGTGCGGCCGTCGCTTTGGAGTCAGCGCCAGCGACCGCGGCCTTAGCCTCATCGGCAGCCTTCTGAGCGGCAGTGATCTTGCCGTCCAAGCCGGACGCCTGCCCCTCCACCGTTGTTGCTTTCTGCATGGCAGCGTCCGCAGCCACCTTCGCGCCCAGGGCAGCCCTCTGGGCGGCGGCAGCGTCCTTCGCAGCTACGTCCGCGCGCCCCCTGATCTCCTCGGCGGCTTTCTGTGCTTTCACAGCGTCAGACATGGCGCCGGCGATCTCCCGGCCGGCCGGGCCGAGGCGTTCCACCTGGGTCCGCTCATCACCAGGCTCATCCTGGCCGTCACTGATCGACAAGAGCGTCCCGTCGGAGTGCATCTTGACGGTAACCATCGCCCCCTTCCACGTGTACAGGCCGGGCGTCTCCCCGGTCACGTACGTGTCAGGCTCGTTGTACGGCATCCCGACGCGAACCCACCCCGCAGGCAACGTCGGATCCGTGTCAGGCGTGTCAACTACCTGCCCTTTCACCCAACGAGTGATGGAATCGGAGGCGGAATGGCTCTTCCGGGCGTCCTGCATGTCCAGGAACAAGGACCCGGCCGAGCTGAAGTCAGATGCGGTCATGCACCACAGTGTACCGTCACCAGGCGCGCAGCTCCGCACCAGTCAGCGTCATCGGCTGGGACGGGTCCATCAAGTCCAAAGAGAAGGACGTCACCGACACGACACACCACTTCCCCCGCTCGTACTCCACGGCGATCACGTCGCCAACCTCGATGCGCGGGTCGGCGACCAGCTGGATCCGCCACGACTTCGCCCGGTCCATGCCGAACTTCGCCCACCGGTTGGCCTCCTCGACGACTTTGTCCCAAGACTTCTGCGACGACAGGTCCGTAGTCTTCGACACCCACCCGTACCAGGACGGATGGTAGTAGCCGTACGCTTGATTCATCTTCACGTAGAAGTTGAAATCGTAGTCCGACTTCCAACCGTTCTCTGTGCGCGTCCAATGAGGATGCAGCTGCCGGGACCACGACCAGCGCGCCGCATCCTTCTGGTAGGTGGGGGTCGCGTTCTCCGCCCACACGCGCTCCTTGTGCAGGTAGAGGTTATCGATCGCCATCTCAACCTCAGTCTTATTCTTCTCGTCGTCCTTCACGGCGGACTCGTACGAGTCTCCCTTATGGATGGTGTACTGGCGGGACCCGTCCCCCTTCGCTACGACGGAGTACCAGTTCGGGATACGCCCCGACGGCGACTGGACGGGGGCCGCACCGATCACCATGTGCGACTCCTGCGAGTACGTCTCCGCGGGCGGCGAGGACGGCGTCGGCAGCGGGTACGCCTCGATCTCGCCGCGGTACGACATCCGCAGCCCGCACCCCGCTTCCTTCGCGATCATCGACATCGACACGAGTAGATCCGTGGGCAGCTGCAGGTAGGAACTGATCCGATAGTCGCGGCGCGAGTCCGGAACACGGATCGCCGTCATGCCCTGATTCGGGTTCAGGCGGTTCATCTCCGTGATCAGCGTGCCCCCCGGATGCGGAGAGTGCGGCCACGACAGAGGGTTCTCCTCCAGGTCAAGCAGCAGATCCTTCCCCTGCACGGGGGTCGACTCCGGCGACTGCGACGTTTCCGTGATGCGGAACCGTCCGAACGGAATCTCGTACCTGCCGCCATGCTCGAACGCGCAGATCACAGACGGGCACATCATCTGCCCGTAGTTGGAGTAGAAATCCCCCTCGTGCCGCGGGGCGTAGTCGTCAGGGGCGCCCACACGCAGAGACGCCGGCGCGGTAGCGGACGTGCCATCCACCTTCAGCTCCCCCCAATCCAGGGAACAGGACGTCATCGGGATGTCCTTGAACAGTCTGGGGCCGTAGCGGATGTCCATCCGTGCGGACCAACGGCCCGCGCCGCTCATTTCCGGAATGCTCGGGCCGGGCCTCACTTCCTGTCCTCCTGCCCCGCGAGCAGCACGCACACGTCATGGTAGGTGCGGGTCTGCAGCGTGGATGAGGTTTGGGCGTCCATGTCCGCCATTGTCAGCTCCCCGAACTCCGTCAGCGGCACGTCCGCGCCGTCGAGCAGGATGTACGGGGCGATCCACGGCTTCCCGTCTGGGACGACTACGTCGTCCTGGACCAGGACCCACCCATTGTCGTCCGGGAGGGATTTCGTGACACTGTCGGCGTCGTATACGAACGCCCGACTCTTCGAAGCGTCACCGAACCCGTCCGAGCACCACAAGCCCACACTGACGTTCGATATGCCGTACTTGTCCTGAGTGATCCGTCGAGCATACATAGACAGGTGGATGCGGTGCCCCGGCTGCGACTGCCGGAAACTCCGCGTCCCCGCGGTTGGCGTCACGTTGCGGACGCCCCCGCCGCGGGTCGGCTTCCCGTGCGGCGACCAGTTCTCAGACCGCTCCCCGCCGATCGCCTTGTCATCCTCCGGTCGGTCGGGGCCGCCCCACAGGTATGTGAGGTGCTGCCGGACCTTACCGTCATAGACGTCCCTCTCGAACTGCAGCCACTCCCCCCAGGTCACGCACGGGGAGAACGTCCCCAGACTGACGCCCGCCTTCGCATAGGTGGCGCCGTACGTCCATCCGGCATGCTCCGCGTCCGTGTAGATCTTCCGCTTCGACCGTTCCGTCACGGACAGCTGCCACTCCACGGTGCCGCGGGCCCGCGCCTCAGTCTGCTCGCCGGTGGCTTTCGACACGGCGACCACGCGGATCGGCTCGATCGTGCACCCGGGGATGCGGCACCTCTCCGTGTCATGAGCGACGATCAGGTAGCCGGCCGCCTCCACGAGGCCGCGAAGCGTCCGGAAGTCATCCAAGGTTTTCGTGCGACACTCGATCGTTGTCGACCGCGGCGAAGGGACCGCACTCCACCGATCTACAACACCAGTCGAAGCGGTGACCGTAGACAGCCCACCCTCGTACGTGTACGACGTGGACGGCATCAAGTCGACGCGGGCACGCACGTGCCCCGACCAATCAGAGATAATGTCCGACCCCGTGGAGCGGCGGGTGAACGTCACCGGAGGCAGGTCGGCCTGCGTGTACGTGGTCGGGATGCCGATCGGAGCGAGCGGATCAGACACCGCAGACCGGTCCTGCGGATGCCAGATCAGCACGCGGTCACTGTCGGACGTGACGTACACAGGATAGGAGGCGTACCCTTCCGGCGACGGCTCCGGGACAACACTCAGGAGCCCCGTATGCGCCGCCGTGAATCCGGCCATCCACTGGTCTGCCATGTCATCTCCTGCTCATGCGGTAGGCGGTCACCACTCGCTGGTCGGCGACGGTTCTCATTCTAGACGTCAGCGTGGTCCGCCCATCGATGGTCAACTCCAGGTTCATGCCGTCCATAGCGCGGCGGAGTGTCTTCACGGAAACCCCTCCCGCGACACCGGTGGACGGCGAGACAGCACCAGCAGCACCCCCATCGGCGAATCGAGTCGCCTCCATGTACCGCTTAATGTCTCCGTCGCGGATCAGCTTCCTTAGGCGGTACACGGCGTCCTGGCCGCCGGCCGCCGCGACCTCGGCCGCCGTCAAGACATGCTCCCCATTGGACAGCCACGCCGGGATCCAGTCGTCCTTCGGGCCGCCAGGGCCGTGGACTGCGCCCGCATTCGCGTACCCCTTGATCGGGGTGATCGGGCCACCCTCGGCGCGCAGCCAGGAGCCTTTCGGCACGTGGTCGCCGATCCAGTGGCCGACGGACGTGAAAATTTGCTTAATTCTGGTAGTGATGCTGATCTCTTTGTCGTGCAGCTGGTCGATGTTGTATTTGACCGTGCGCACCTTCCCGGACGCCTGGTCATTACCAGAGATAGTCACAGTGCCCGTGGTTTCGTCGATCTCCGTGTGGATGGAATCCTTCTCCCACCGGGCGCCAGTGGCGTCACCAAGAATAGAGACAGTGCCGTCGCTATTGTCGATCGTCTGGACGGTCTCCTGCAGGCCCGACAACCCCTTGTCGTTGTCCGCGTCAATGTCAATGACGCCTGTCGTCCCGTTCACGGAGTCGGCGGTGACCGTCAGCGTGTAGTCCGCCTGCGCAGCATCACCGGAAATGCTGATCGTCCCCGTCATCCCGTTAATCTCAGCGGTCGCCCCGTCGGCAGCCTCGGTAGCCTGCGTCGTGTCGGCCGTAACCTCAGTGTTGATCTTATCCGGAATCAGCCCGTATTTGTCGGCGAGTTCAACCGCCTCATCCTCGGTGAGCCCCATGGATTCCGCGGCAGAGATGAACGCCTCGCGTCCAGTCTCCATTTTGGACTGCAGTTCATCCTGCCCCGCCCCGGCCGCTTGGGCGGCCTGCACCTGCGCGAACGTCGCGGACGCCAAGTCGTTCAGGGCGGACTGGTTCTTGCGCCCCTTCTCCGTCGTGATATCCAGCGTGGCACCGTTCTCCTTGACGGCGTCGTTGACGTTCTTCAGCGCCTCCTGGAACTTGATGTCCGCGTTAGAGTTCGCGATCACCGTGTCACCATACGTCTTGATGCCCTTAATGACCTCCTCAATCGAGGGCACTATCTGGTCGGTCCCCTCTTTGGCCTTGCGGATCGCAGCGTCCAACTGGCTGGTGCCGCCAGCGGCCTGTTGGGCGTTCGGGTCGATCTGACCGAGAGCGATAGCTAGACGCGTATTGTCGTCCGCGGTCAGGCCCATCTGCTTCGCAACTTCGTTCAGGTGGGCCTTGAAGTCCGGCATCGAGTTGATCAGGTCAATCATCGACTTGTTCGTTCCGTTCGTCATCTCAGACGAAAGTCTCTTGAACTGCGACACGGCCTCGTCCGTCGACATCCCCGACAGGGCCTTGCCTGTCGTCTCAAGGGCGTCTTTCGTGCGCTGCAGGTCAGACCGGGTGTCCGCCCCAAAGGCGCCGGCGATCCCATCGGCGAACGACGCCAGGTGCTGCTGCACAGAGGACCACACGGACGGACGGCTGATGTCCGCCAGGGCCTGCGAGTACTCCTGCAGGGAGTACTTCCCCTTGTCGAAATCCAAGTTGTTCATGACAGATCCGCCATGAGCGAGCGCCGACGACATCTCGTCCACGGACACGCCGGTGCGGCGAACCTCGTCCCCGTAGTGCTTGACACCTTCAATCAGGGCGGCCGTGATCATCATCCGGCCGGCCCGGCCGAAGCCGGTCATCCCAGTAGCGACCTCACCCAACTTGCCCTTCAAACCCGCGGCGGTCCAGTTCAGGGTGTTCATCGCATCCTTGATTTCAACTATCTTCGGTGCCATCACCATAAGGCCGCCGACAGCCGTCAGTGCGGCCCCCCCGAATGCGGCGAAATTGAAGATCATCGACTGCGTTCCGCTGCCGAGCTCCCCGAGCTTATCCACCAGAGAGGTGATGTGCTGGACAACAGAACGCACGGGAGCCTGAGAAGATGACCCGATCTTGATCATGGCGGTCTCCCAGGATCCGCCCAGCTTCTCGATGTCACCCTTCAGGTTATCTTGCTTCAAACGGGCAGTCTCAGCGGCGTAGCCGGCATCATTGACCTTGTCGATCCAGCCCTGGATCCCCTCACCGCCTTCGTTATACAGCACGTTCGCGGCGCGGATAGCGTCCGAGCCGAAGATAGTGCTCATCGCCGTGTTGCGTTCCTCTTCGCCCAAGTCCTTCATACCATTGCGCAGCTGCTCGGCGACAGCAGTGATCCCAATGAAGTGCCCCTGCGCATCGTAGATATGGATACCCAAGTCATCCATCGCGTTCTTTGCGCCTTTGGACGGGTTCTCCAACCGCTGAAGCATCGTCTTGAAGCTAGTACCAGCATCCTGGCCGATCAACCCGGCTGAAGCGAACGCGGCGATAGACCCCGTCGTTTCCTCGATGCTCAGACCGGCCTGAGAGGCCACAAGGCCGGACTGTTTCAGGGCGTACGCCATGTCGTGCACGCCGCCCTGCGCCTTACCGGCGCCAGCGGCCAGCAGGTCAGCGACATGAGTTACTTTGTCACCGGACAAGTTGAACTGCACCATGGCGGTGGCCGCGGTCTCCGCCGCCTCAGACACGCTGATCTCACCGGCGGCAGCCAGGTCCAGCGCCCCGCTCAGACCTCCCGCGAGGATGTCCTTCGTGGAAACGCCTGCCTTGGCTAGCTCCTCAATGCCAGAAGCGGCCTCAGTCGCAGAGAAAGCCGTGTCGGCGCCGGCCTGGATGGCAGCCTCTCGCAGCTGCGACATCTCCTCAGACGAGGAGTGGGTCGCGGCCTGCACGGACGACATGCTGGCGTCGAAGTTCGCGGCCATCGTGCCCGCCATCCCCGCCAGCCCGAGCAGCCCAGCCCCAGCGCCAGCAACGGTCGTGCCGAGCGTCGTCCACGCGGCGCCGTTCTGGCGAGCTGAATCCGCCAGGCCGGCAAGACCTGTCCTGCCCTTGTCAGAGGCGTTTCCCATCTGGTCGCCAGCACCCTGTGCGGCCTGGCCGGCGCCCTGCATCGCATCGGCGGCAGACTTAGTAGCCGCGGACGCCTCGGACATGCCCGCCTTGACGCTGGACGCATCCGCCACCAGCTTCACCACGACTGTACGATCCGCCACCACGGCCCCTTCCGACGTTAACCGGTCCCCAGTTTACCTAGCCCTCATCGCGCGTGTCCGCGACATAGACGAGCGCCCCCTTCTTCGGCGGGTCGATCAGCTCGCCATCACGGTTCCGTTCCGCGTGCTCAGCCTCCCACTGCTCTCGAGCTGCTTTCGCGTAGCACACCTCCTGACGGACTTCGAACCACCCGTCCATCATTTCATCCCACGCAGTGCCGCGCGGGTAGCCGCACCCGCACGGACATAACGAATCCTCGAACATGGAGTACGCCTCGGCGAGGACATAGTCCTGCGGCACCCAATCCGACGACTCACGCAGAATGCCAGTGGGTGGCCGACCCCATTGCAGGGCGTGCTTCACGCGCGCCCGCAGCCACTGTCCTGTCGGGGCGCTCAGGACTTCGACGAGAAAGGGGCCGTGATGGTCGGGCTCTCCGTGTCGACCATCCGCACGACGCGAGACAGCTTCTCCACCTGCTGTGGGGACGCCTTGTACAGGGCGGCGACATCCTCGCCGGTCACACCAGTCGGCTCCACGATATGGGCGGCGAGGAAAGCGCACTCCATCTCATGGGTGACCGGGTCGTCCTTCGTCTTGTGACCCAGGCGTTCCATGAGTTCCTTCTGCGCGTACACGGACATGGTCTGCACGACGAACTCAACGCCCGACGCCTTCAGGACCTCGAGCGTCTCCTGCGCCTCAGTGAGAAGCTCCTTCTTCTGCTCGTCTGTCAGCCCAGGCAGGCGCGCCTCCTCGTCGAGGCGGTCGATCACAGCGAGCAGATCCGTACGCCCGTACAGCACACAGGCTTTTCGGGTTGGCTGGAACCCAGCCATCCACTGGGCGAAGTCGAACTTTTCGGGCCTGGCCGAGTCGGCAGTGCGGTCCTCGTCGGTCACCTCAGTGATCTGCGACGTGTCGGTCATGGCTCCCCCTTCCGGCGGCGGTCAAGCGGTGCGGCGGAAATGGAAGGGGCCCGGCCGGGAGAGACCGCCAACACTCCCGGCCAGGCCCCCGCGAAGGAAAGCCTATCAGGCCCCCACAGTGTAGGACTTCCCAGCGGAGGAGCCCTTACTGTTGGAGACGATGAAGTTACCGGTCTGGACGCCGTTAGGCAGCACCGCAGTGATCATCGTGGACGACACGACCCGGTACGAAGCAACCGGAGCGGTCCTACCGGAGACTGTGCAGGTCACGCCAGTAACACCAACGAAGTTCGTGCCGGAGATAGCGACCGTGTCACCGGCCTTCTTGCCGGCAGGGTCGATCGAAGTGATCGTCGGAGCCGCCATGGCGACACCACCGCCAAGAATAATCTCGTTCTCACGGGCGTCGCTGACGAACAGTGCCACGGTGCGCTTCGTGTACGACGTCCTGTCGTCAGGCTTCTGCGGCTGGCCGTTAGCGACACGGTACCAATCAACATGGTCGCCGTCCGAGAACGGAACCTCCGGCTTCTTACCCTCACGCTCGTACAAGTCGTACTCAAGACCAGTGCGCTTCAGCAGGTCCCAGGCCCGCGAGTCGTCAGAGACGACGTAGTTGCCGTCATCGTCAAAGAACTGGTAGACGGAAACGTTGCCCTCATACTCGGCAGGACCGGGAACGGTTCCCTTACCGGCAGCACCGAGGACAGGTTCCTCAACGCTGGTGCTCCCCTTCGAGCCGAGCTTGTAGTCCGACTTCATGACCTGCATCTCCAGGTGCAGGCCGGCGTTCAGCTCGGCGGCGGTCGGGTTCTTCGGGTCAGCGGCCCGCTTGTCGTCGGCCAACGCCACAAGGGTGATGCGCCCGTCACCGAGCGTACGGATGCTGGTAGCCATTTGCTCTCCTATCCATGCCGCCGCCGCGGTGACGGCGTACCAGTAGATGATGTCAGTGTATCTCAGTGGAACCGGTTGACCGCCCGGATCCGCCACATGTCCACCGCGTACAGGGGATGCTTCTTCTCAGGGAGGTTCACCTGGTTATCGCGGAGCATCGCGGAGCAGTACTCCAATACGAGAGGCTCGCAGTACTGCCGGCCGGCCTGCAGCTCATACCCTTCCAGGGCGGCGCGCACATCATCCAGGACCACGAGGAGCCGATCCGCCGTGGAAGCGACCGTCGTGACGGGCTGCAGGAAACTGATCTCGGACACGACATTGCTGAGAGTGGGGGCGTCCCCCAGATTCGCCTTCGGGAAGCCGACCAGGGCGTACGGCATCGGCGGGTTATCGGCCGTGACCTCTCCGAGGTACACGGAGTACTTGCAACGTTCCCGCAGGGCCCGCTCCACGGCCTTCACGAACGGGGACAGCTTAATCATGACAGCTTCCTCGTGATCTCGTTCATGGTGTCCCCGATCTCATTGACGACGGAGTCATCCATGTAGTCGGCCGGATGCGGCAAGCCGCCACCGCCGCGGGAGGTCCCCCAGATCGCAATGTTCGCGAGAGCGCCACGAGGCTTCGACGGCCCGAACTGAGCTTCCACCACAGCGCCGCTCCCTTTCGTGTCGTAGGAGAACTCCTGGCCGACCTTGGCGATCCCCTTGTCGGGGAACGCCGCATAGTCTTTGCGGGCGCGCTCCTTCGCGGTGTCCAACGCGTTCCGGACGGACACTTTGACCGCCTCCGTAGCTTCGCCGGCGGACAGGAAATCGGCCGCCAGCGCCGTCAGCTGCGACACATCAACACGACTGCCGCTCATGCTGTCACCGCGTCCACGAGGAGCCGCTGGGCGGTCGCGTGCGTCGTGTTGATCAGGCCGCGCACACGGAAACCGTACCGGTAGCCGGTAACCGTGGCGACATCGTCCACGCGGGCGTCGTAAGAACCGTACGGGATATGCAGCTCGGTCTGCTGCACCGTGTACGTGTGACCGCCCACAGTCTGCGATGCCCCGTACATGGTGGTCTGCTTCAACCGGCACTTCCCCTCATAGACGCGCTCAAGCGTCGGCTCGTCGCGTTTCGTGTCGGGATCCCAGTTCATAGATCCGGTCGGCCGGTCAATGACGCAGGTATCCGTCATCAGCCAGTCCGCCCGGCGCCGACGGGTCCGGAGGGCGCTCACGGCTGCACCCACTCGCCGAACGTGTACGGCGCCGCATTCAGGACTGCGGGCGGCCATACCTCACGCGTGGTGCGGAGAATCCCAACCCCGGACGGCCCCGAGGGGGCGTACGCAAGCAGGGCGCGGCGCTCCGTCGCCGTCAGGAACAGGCCAGCCTCGTCGACTTTCTTGCCGGTCCCCATCCAGTCGTCAAGACGCTCCCCCGTCCAGCCTTCGGGATTGTCGTACGCGCGAGCGGCGCACGACAGCACAATTTCCTGAACACCAGGCGGAACAGTCTCAACAGTCCACGGATTGCGGACCCGGTCGGCCTCCTCGTTCACAAGGGAGGAGGCGCGACGCAGCAGCCACCCCGCCCGCTTCTTGTCGGCGCCGTCAGCTATAGGCTCGCCGAGCCAGCCGGCGAGGTCCTCAACAGAAGCGAGCGGGGTAGCGGCCATCACACGGTCCGATCAGGCCAGGCCGGCCGCGGTAGCGCGGCGGGCGTCAAGGACAGCAGCGCCGAAGTAGGCGTCCACGACGGAACGGTCCTCGGCGTACGTCGGGTCGTAGTCGCAGATGTGACGCAGAGCGAAACCATCCTGAGCGACGCTGTCACCGAAGGTGGCGCCGGCCGGGACGTCAGCGGCGCGGACAGCCAGAGCGAAAGCGTTCTTCTCGTAGAACACGGAGAACGCCTCAGGGAGTGCGGGCTCCTCGACGACAGTGAAGCCGCCGACCTTCGCGATGGTGGCGTCATGCAGCAGACCGCCATTGTCGGCGGAGAAGGACACGTTCAGGAGGTCCTTGTTCTTGCGGAACACTTCGGCGACACCGGAGCCCACAGCGAGGGTCCGGTTGATGAACGGGACCTTCTGCTTGTTGAGGATCCGGTTGGCGCGGGCAACGACCTCAAGAAGGTTGGAGCCGTCAGCCTTGAACTTCAGCGCCTTCGCGTCGGTGTAGGCGACGCCGGCGGCGTTCGGGTCAGTGGCCTGCGAAGCCTGAACGGTCGCCATGACAGCGCCGAGCTTCGCGGGGATAAGGGAAGCGACAGCCTCGGCCTGGGGCTTGACCACCTCACGCTCGAAGTCGGCGAGCGTCCAGGTAAGCCACTCGGAAGGCAGACGGACCGCGGAGTAAAGCTCGTCCTCAAGCTTGACGGGGACGTACTTGCGAGTCAGGTCACCGAACGTGATTGCGGTGCGGGCCTCGCGCTGGGCGCTGCTGCGCGTACCAGAAGCAGCCTCAACGGGCATAGCGACGTCAACGGTCGAGCCATAGCCGCGCTCATAGCCGGCCTCGGCGTCACGGTTAACAGTCAGAGCGATGCTAGACAGGTAGTGGAGGGAGGCGATGTCCGAGAGGACGACCTTCCTGCCGGTCGTTGCGAAGTTCGCCATTTGGTTTCTCCTTCAGTGTTCGTTCGGTCAGGCGAAGATCCTGCGGGCGCGAGCCCGCATGTCCTCTTCGGGCTCTTCCGCGTCGGGCGGAAGAGAGGGCTGGGCGGGGGCGTTCCTCTGGGAGGCCGCGGCATCGATGGCCTGGGCGAGTGCCTCCACGTTAGCTGTAATGTCCTCGGGAGCGCCGCCGGTGACGAGGTCGGCCAGGTTGACGGGCAGGCCAGCCTCGGCGAGCGCCCTAACAGCGCATGCCTGCGCGGTCGCAGCGGCAAGCTTGGCCTGCAGGTCAGCGATGCGCGGGTCCTCCAGCTTGACCTCCTCGGTCGGCTTCGGCTCAGCCTGGCTGTCCTCCTCGGTCGGCTTCGGCTCAGCCTGGCTGTCCTCCTCGGTCGGCTTCGGCTCGGGCGTGTCGGCGGCCGGCTTCGCGGGCGGATCGTTCGCGGGCTTAGCGCCAGGCTGAGGCTTCGCGTCCGGCTCAGTCTGAACGGCGGGGGTGTCCTGCTTAGTTGCCGTGGCGCCAGGCTGAGGCTTCGCGTCCTCGTCGGCGTCTCGGACGTTTCTGGGCTGGTCTGCCATTTCGTCTCCTGACGTAGTGCTGCGGATAGTTTAACTCACCCCGTCCGACAGTAAGCCATTGCCGGACCGGCGCATGCGGGCCAGGAGGTCGCTGAGCCCGCTGGTGCCGGCAGCTTTCTGCGAGGCCACGGCCTCATCGTACAGGCCTACAAGCTCCAGGTCATGGTCGGACGCTTCCGTTGCTTTCCATTTCGAGTTCGGCACGTCGACAGGCTCGTACGTGCAGTCGCAGTAGACATGCGCCTGAAAGGCGGCCGTGTCTTTCGTGTACACGGGGCCTCTAGCCGCGAGCATGCAGCAGAAAGCGCATGTCTTCCCAACAGTCACACGGCGGCAGCGGACGCGCTGCTTCCGGCAGGAATAGATGACGTCCAGGCGGTCACGGTCCCGCACGGACTTCGCCGCGGTCGCGCCCACGCGGCGGCGGGCGTCAGCGACCGCCGCGGAGCGATCCACACCATTCCCCACGAGGGTTTTCACGCGGATCGGCCCGGACAACATCAGCTGCCTATCAAGAGAAGAATCAGTGAGGGCCGGCCGGACAAAACCCATGCTGCGCCCGTGCTCACGACCCCAGGCGCCCAAATACTTGGAGGCCTCCCGGTCCACGCCCGACGAAGCACCCCGCAGGGCGGACGCCGTCTGGGACGCCCACGCCGCAGACGACGCATCCAAGTTATCCGGGTCGAGCACCACGTCGAACAGGTCGACCGCGGAGTCGCGGGCTTTGGCGGCGAGCGCCCCAACGGCGACACGATGGTCGCCGATAAGGGTCACTCCTCCTCCAGGGCCGCGACCTTGCCAGGGTTGTCGACGCCGGCGAGCGCCTGCGTGTACGAGGTGAGCGCGTCAGGGTGACTGTCCGCGTACTCACGCCAGCCGGCCGCCTCGGACGGCGACACGCCGGGAATGCGATCCCACAGCAAGGCTGCGGGCACTCCGAGCGTCTGCGACAGCTTCCCGAGAGCATCCGCGGCCTGCGACAAAGAACGAGCCTCGGTGTCCCGCCAGTCGACGGAGAGCGTAGTGTCCCCAGCGTCGCCGGGGCGGCCGTCCACGGCGGCACACAAACGGACAAGGTTGCACACGGGGCGCCCAAAAGCACGCGTGAGCGCCTGCAGGTGAGCCCGCTCGGCGGCCTTAGCTTCAGCGAGAGCATCCGCGCTCAGGTTGACCAGCTGCGACCCCGACAGAGCCCAGGAAGGCACCGACGCGAGCGCAGCCAACGTCCCCAGGTCGCCCTTCTCAGCATCAAGCAAGGACTGCAGGTTCGTTTCGGGCAGTGACCCGAACTGCACGCCCTCCCCACCGGTCAGCACGTCGCCGTGCTCCAGGAGGGCTTTCTGCCGCTCCGCCTCCTCGGGGGACCCCGGGTCGGCCAGGCCAGTCGCAGTACGGACACGCCACGAATTGTGATGCTGGACGAGGAGCCGGTCGTGCACAGTTTTGATGTAGCGGCGGGCAGGGAGACGCAGCCTGTCCACCAGGGACTCGCACTCCCCATCCAACGCCTGGTACGGGGCGACGCGCACGACAGGGCAATACCGCAGGACCCCGGACCAGAGAACAGCGCCAGTCCCACAGTCAACTTCCTCAGTAGCGGTCAGATAGCGCCACGGGGCGCCATCGCCGCGCAACACGACTGCCGCGACGGGCCACTCGTTCGCCTCCGCCCCACCCCAATCGCAGGCGACCCTAGAGGCCGGCAACGGCAGCACGGAAGGGCCGTTCGACGGCAGGACAGCGGCGTAGGCGGCCCCATCGATGAGGGCCTCACGCCACAGAGCCGTCTGCCGGGACGGCATGCCCGACGCCTCCCACGGCGCCCACAGCCTGGCGGACCCCTGATCATCCCGGTCAGAAGAGACACCGTCGGCGACTATCTGCCGAGCCAGCGTGTCCAACAGCAGCCCCAGGGTAGGGCCAAGCGACAACGCTTTCAGACGCCGCTTCGTAGCATCAGCACGATCCGAGTCGACGCCGTACAGAGGGCCGCTGGCCGCAGTCCGCGTGGACGCCCCCGGGGCGATCTCTTCGCGACGCTGGGCGGCAAGTGCCCGCGCCTCGTCGCGGCGAGCCGCAATGTCATCCCACGGTCCGTTCACCATATCGATCCTCTGCTCCGGCGGCGGCTATTCAGCCATATGTTACGGATCATCCTACCGCCGATCATGCAGACGGCCAAATCGATTTTCTTGCGCGACTCCCGGCCGTCCTTCGAGATCGACATGCCGAACCGGGTCGGATAGCGGACAGCGTGGAGGACATGGGCGCGCAACCGCGCGTCGCCGTCATGGACGAGCGCATGGTCAACCACGTCGGTGGTAGTGACCTGCACGGCATGGACGAACGCCTTCTGGTTCGCAGGCGAAGACATGTCCCATTTCACCGAGTGCCCCTGGCTGGCCTTCAAGCGGAGCCGGCGCCCGTAGTCACGATGCCAGCCGTCCACGACCGAGTCCCAGAACTGCTCCATGCTCTCGTCCTCAACAGCGTGGGACGGGTCCGCCCACAGGGCGACCACATTGTGATGCTCACAGAAGTCGCGGACACGTTTGTCGACCGCACCCCGATCGACAACCCAGTTATGGGCGCGGGCATCAGGCGGCCGCTGCCAGACACCGACCACGAACGGGGCGCCATCGCTGACACGGACAGCCACACAGGCGGTCGAGTCGTCCGACTTGCCGCCGTCGAAGAACACCGCCACCTCATCTCCGGGCTCCAACGCGGGCAGCTCCTTATCGAGACAGGAATCCCACTCCTCACGAGTCAGCCACGCATCCTCAGAAGCGACCACTTGGTTGTACCACTTCCTGCGCGACTCAGACGGCGGCGTAGACGGGTCCATGATGTCCTGAACGATCCGGTCGGGAGTCAGCCAGGACGCGTCACCGCGAACGGACTCGACCACTTCAGGTGCGGCCTCCGCCGTCAGCGGCGCGTCGGGCGGCGCCTCCAACGAGTCGTACATGAGGCCGGCGTCCTTACCTCCATGCTCCTCCCAGCCTTCACGGACAGACAGCCCCACAGACTCAACACCAACCCGCGCCGCGTTGCAGATATGCAGGACCCGGGCCTGCCGCTCCGGCGGGGACTTCGCCGCGTCACCGCGGACGACACCCATCATTGCCATGCCTGAGTTCGACCGCGTCCAGTTCTGCGTCTCATTGCATACGGTCAGGGTGGCGCGTGCCCCTTCAGCCGCGTCCGGGTTCGACGTGATCGCAGTAATGAATCCCGCACTCCCGTCCGTCGGACGGACCAGAGTCGTCACCACGCGGATGGCGAGGTCTTCACGGACGTCCGGCGGCGCCAGGGCACGGATCGCCCCCATCGTGTTCTCCGTCTGCTGCTGTGAGACTGCCAGGAGGCGGATCCAGGGTGACTCCTCGCGGCGCCCTCGCACCACACCATCCTCCCCCACAAACGGGACAGACGGGCCGCAGAGCGCCGCGAGGGCGATAACACCAGCCAGGGGATCCTTGCCCCACCCCTTGCATCGTTGCAGAACCACCGTGGGCGACAGGAACTTCCCAGCCGAGTCCGTCGCATAATACCAGAGCACGAACCGCAGCTGCTCGTCCGTGAACAGAAAAGGGCCGCCGCCAGGGCCGGCAAGGTGGGCGGACGCCCAGCAGGACACATCCCAGCCGACAGTGTGCTCGGGCAGCAGCCACCCGCCATCCTTCAAAGCCCACACCGGCCCATGCGCGACAGCAGGGAACATGCCGCCAGCCCCCGGCAGGGCAGCCGGCCGTGACTTCAGACGCTCCTCGTAATAGGCGCGGATCTCGGCGAGCAAACGCGGATCGTCCCCGGCGGCAGCCTTCCGCTCACGAGGCCTGGCCACGAGTCAAACCCCACCTGCCGGCCGCCGCAATAGACGCATGCTCAGACCTAGAGGCCTGCGCCCTGGCGTCCGCCTCCTCGTCCGGAAGGTTCAGCTTCGATAGCAGCTGCGCCATCGCCACGCGATGCTGCCGCACCTCCGACAGGAGCGGATGAGCCCGCAACTGCTTCTGCGACCCGGGCATCACATAATCGGCGCCCGCGAGCTCCCTCTCGATCCGGTCGAGGATTGTCGCCTCCCGGCAGGCGTCCTCCAGCAAACGAACCTCGTCCGGGCGGAGCTCCCACCTGGCAGTGATGTCATCCCACATGCGCCGGGCGGATTTACTCAGCCGCGGCGGCGGTTTTTGCGGCATCTCAGCCCCTCTCGGTCATAGCGTGCCCTAATCATACCGCCAGAAACCAGCGGCGGCCGCCCCACAGGATATGTGAGACGGCCGCCGGACCGCATGCCGAGGGCAGGTCAGGCCTTGTGGGCGCCGCCCTCCGACTTCCGCAGGCCAACACCACCGGGAGTGACAATACCAGCCCAATCCAGGATGCTGATCCCGTTGACCTTCACGGACTTCAGGGCGTTGAAAGCACCAAGGACAAGACCCGCAACGGCCAGGACCTGGGTGGTGGCTGCCTCGGCGGTCGCCGGGTAAGCGCCCACAAACCAAGTGCCGGCCGCGATAACAACAATCGCAGCCAGGGCGATCGCCCGCCGGCGGCCAGCCGTCCAGTACGGCCTATCCAGGGCCGCCTGGATCAGAGGCCACACGATCGCAGCGACCGCCGTCAAGGTCGCGGACTGTTCAGTCGTCAGAGTCATTCTTCTCCTCCTTGTTCGTTCGTCCCCACGGGTAACCGTTCTCAACACCCTCACACAGGCCGACCCAGTAGGCGCCCAGGACGGCGGCGGCGACAGCAAAAAGAACGATCATGAGTCGGCGTGGACGTCCTGGCCGCCCTGCTGAGCGTTCAGGCGCTGCTCAATAACAGCGAGGGACTTCCGGGTCTCCTTGACCGCGTTGTACAAGTCCCCGTCAAACTTGACGCCCGCAATACCAGGAGTGACAGCGTCAGAGATGACCTGCACCTTCGAGTTCAAGGAACGCAGCTCGTCGCGGATCGCCCCGGAGTACCAGGCCATGTCACCGGCGTAGTGGTCACCCTCCTTGCCGGCACGCAGCGAATCACGGATCTCAGTGAGCAGATCAACAGCAGCAGACATTTCCAGCTCCTCATCAGTAGATGACACACCGCCGCCAGCATAGTCGCCCAGCGGCTGATCTTTCCACGCCCAAGCCAGAGACGCGAAAGACTGCCCGTACGTTTCGTAACGGTCGTCCGGGTTACCGCAGTTGTACGTGGACCCAGCTCGACACAGCGAGTCCCACGAGTAGTCGCCGCCCAGGTAGCCGGCCAGGATCCCGAAACCAACCTCCGACGAGGCCTGCGGGTCCCACCAAGCACGATCCGGGTCGTTGAAAAAGTAACCCGGGTACGTCACCTGGGTCGGTCCGACACCATTCGACGTGGCCCCAGCACTGATCTGAGCGTAGAAATCACGGAACTTCGCTTCCGTGACCTCACCGCCACCCTGGTAGGCGCCGCCAGCGTCATGACCGAACACGTTCTCGCCGTTCGACTCCTGCTCCGCCAGGCCGAGACCCACCCACCGGGGCAGCCCCACGGCGTCCGCAGCAGCCACAAGAGCGCCCATATTCGCGATCACCCTACCCGAGTACCCGGACGACGAAGAACGGCCGCCAGAGGGGCTGTCACCGCCCTCAGGCAGACGCAGACAGTGCGTCCACCTGCCGCCACGCGTGTACACGTGAGTCGCGTAGTCGCCAACCCTGGTCTCAGAGCCAGTCTGGTCGCCCACATACCCATCGATCGTGCCATCCTCAGCGATCCACGCCTCGGCCAGACCATCCGGAACAACCATCGCGACATGGCCTACACCGCCAGAAGCCCCTTCCGACAGGACCACGTCACCATCCTGGAAGCCGCCATCCGGATACAAGGACGCGTCCGACCATGGAACCTCATACCAGCCGCGGGACGTCAACTCAGAACGGATAGACCCCGTCCACGTCGACTCGGGCAGCAGCCGACTGTCACCCCAGCCGTACCCCCACGCCCTATGAAGGCCGTAGTTGATCGCCCCCCGCACCGCAGACGAACAGTCCATGTTCGAGTCACGCTGCAGCCAGCCGTCCTCGTCACTGTCGCGGTACGAGAACAGACGGTCGGGCTGCGAGTAGCCGACCGAGTAGGCCCCACCCTGCGGCTTCCCCGGCCCGGCCTGGCACCAGTACTGCATCTGAGACGCAGCAATGGAATTTACGCCCATGCCTCTCCTTTCCTGGCGGCCGATCGGCCGCCTATGACAGGCTACAGGACCAGCCGAGTGCCACCACGCACGCGCCCACAGTGGCCGCCGTCACCCCAAACGCTGCCGCTCCGAGCATCCCACTCCCTGATTGCTATCTCCCC